CCGCGTTTGCGGACTTGAAGAAGAAGGCCGAAGACATCCAGAAAACCGAGAAGATTCCGTTTTCCAAGGCGTTCGACCGGGCGTGCGATGAAAACCCGGAGCTGGTCAAGGAATACCGTGCGGAGCGCGGTTCCTCAGCCCAGTAACCCATAACCTCGTCACATAACTAGGAGATAGTCACATGCCCGTTGAAGTTCCTGGATTCAAGTTCAGCAAGGAAGCTGCCGCCGATTTGTCGGCCAAGCAATTCCACTTCGTCAAACTCGACGCGAACGGTCGCATCGCCGCTATCGCTGCGATTACCGACCGCCCGTGTGGAATTCTCCAAAACAAGCCTTCGGCATTGGGCCAAGCGGCTGAAATAATGGCCGATGGCATCTCGCGTCTGGTCGGCGGCGCGAATGTGGCCAAGGGCGACATGTTGGGCACGTCTGCTGTGGGCCGAGCCGTCGCCATCGTGTCTGGCGTCGATGTCACCCAGTATGCACTGGGCACCATCATGGACGACAGCGATGCTGACGGTCAGGAGTGCTCAGTTCTCTTCGACTGCAAGAACGCTGCTTTGGCCAAGTAGGCAGTGAACGAACGAACGCTTCAATTGCATCTAGTGCTTATCCGCCTCGGTAAAGGAATGTTGGGGGCATGGGAGCACTGGGTGCGTGAAGCGCAACAAAAACTTAAGGGGAAGGATTCCAATGTTGAAGCAGCCTTACCGGAAAAGCAGCCCGAGCCAGGGGGACGTTCACGTTGACGCGATTCTGACGAACATCAGTGTCGCCTACGCGACGGACCAGGAGCAATACATCGCGTCCAAGGTGTTCCCGGTTGTGCCGGTGGACAAGCAATCGGACAAGTATTACATTCGCACGAAGAACGATTGGTTCCGTGACGAGGCGGAAAAGCGAGCGGACAACACCGAGTCAGTCGGTAGCGGCTACACGGTGTCTACGGACAGTTACTTCGCGGACGTGTGGGCATTCCACCAGGATTTGGGCAGTCAGCTGCGCGCCAATGCGGACGCCGTGCTGAACCTGGAACGCAACGCCACGCGCTTCGTGACGCAGCGTCTGTTGATTCGCCAGGAAGTGCAGTGGGTGACCGATTTCTTTGCCACGGGCGTCTGGGGCACGGACATCACTCCGGCGAATCTGTGGAGCGATTACACGCTGTCTGACCCTGTCGAGGACATCGAAACTGGCAAGGAAGCCATCCTGTCCGTGACCGGCTACGAGCCAAATACGTTGGTTCTCGGATACCAGGTCGGTCGCAAACTTCGCAACCACCCGGACATCCGTGACCGCGTGAAGGTTCAGACCGGCGTTCACAACGTTACCAACGAAGCGCTGGCGTCCATCTTTGGCGTCGAGCGTGTGCTCATCTCGAAGGCCATCAAGGCAACCAACAAGAAGGGCGCTGCCGGCACCTATGGGTTCATCCAGGGAAAGCACGCGCTGTTGTGCTACTCGGCTCCATCGCCCGGGTTGGAAATCCCCTCGGCCGGATACACCTTCGGGTGGAACGGTCTGTCAGGCGGTCTGGGCACGTCCGTCGCTGTCGATTCGTTCGAGATTCGCAAGACCAAGACCTTGCGCGTCGAGGGCGAAATGGCATGGGACAACAAAGTGGTCGCCGCCGACCTCGGCTACTTCTTCAACGGCGCGGTTATCTAACCCAACGCTTTAGAAAAGGAGACCGAATCCATGGGACTGCAAGGTAAAGTGCTCGCAGTCGGAAGCGGACGTATCGCGGGGGTCATGCTGACTTCCGAAGGACTTGTCCGCTACCGAGACGTGACCCTGACCAACGCCCAGGTGCTGGCACTTCGCGCCACACCGATTACGTTGGTCGCTGCGCCTGGCTCAACGAAAGTCAATGAGTTCATCAGCGCAATGATTGTCGCCAGCCAAGCGGCTGGGGCATGGACAGAAACAGTGGACAACATGGCAATTCGCTACACGAACGGCGCAGGCCTCATCGTGAGCGATGCCATCGAAACAACCGGCCTGTTTGCCGCATCCATCAAGGCCACTCGTGCTCGTGCGGCGATTGACCCCATTGGCATGCTGAAAAACGCTCCGCTCGTTCTTCACAACACGGGGGACGGCGAGTTCGGCGGCGGCAACGCAGCGAACACCATGCTGGTGCGGATTTTCTACCGCATCCACGGCTTCGCCAGCTTCGGGGCGTTCGCGTAAACCTTCGTATAAAGAAAGGGCACAACGATGATTTGCGTGGTTCAAAAGCAATTCCCTGGCCCCAACGGTAACTTTGCCGTTGGGGAACGGGTCGATACCTCCACCTGGCGACCGTTGAATGTCGAGTCGCTTCTTCGTTCTCGTCACTTGCAGCCGGTCGCGTTCTCGGAAGTCACCGAAGAAAAACCGAAAACGAAGTTGAAAGTGAAGACCACCAAGGTCACGAAACAAAAGCGCGTGTTCGACGACAATTAGCGAGAAATTGCCATGGCCTGGACTTACAACACGGCATTAGCGGCGAACCGAGACAAAGTCCGTCTGCTAGTTGGCGACACTCTCTCAACGGACCCGCAACTGTCGGATGAAGAATTGGATGCCATGCTTGTTATCTACGGTGGAGTAAAATCCACGGCCATCGCAGTTCTTCGAACGCTTGCCGCCAAGTATGCGCGATTTGCAGACAAATGGGTAGGCGACCTTAAGATTCTCGCCTCCCAGAAATCTCGCGCCTATTTGGAGATGGCAAACGCCCTCTCATCTTCTGGCGCATTGACGCCAGCCGCTCCCACTGCCGGGGGTATCTTCGTAGACGACAAACAGGCTATTGAAGAAGATGATTCGCTCGTCAAATCAACATTCAAGCGCGGCATGTCTGATAACCCAGAGGAGTAAGGCCCATGGCATTTGAGGCTGAATTCCTATCCATGATGCCTCATACGGTAACCGTGGAGCCATTCACGAGTGTAGACCGAAATAACGAGGCATCGTTCGGAGCGCCTGTTTCATTTCGAGCACGCATTGTTGGTAAGGTCATTTCCCTCCGCCGTTCTGAAAAGGAAGACTCCACCCCGATTTTTGACGTGTTTCTAGGTGGAATCGTCCAAGGTGCTGTGGTTATTCCTGTCGGGAATATCTTACTGACAACGAACGACCGCCTCACGCTTCCACCGAATCAAGGTTGGGTAGACGAAACGCCTATCATTTTTGCGGTTGCTCGTGCGACCGATGAAGAAGGACACCATCACATAAAGCTTCAATGCGGCTTCATGTATCACAGGCAGGGACAGTAACATGGCAAACATCGTCGGCCCAACTGGATACGGCAATAGCAGCTTAATTCCGAAAGTATCTTCGGGCAGCCGCACGGGCCAGTTGCGTGTCGATGGAATGCAAGAAACGATTAATAATTTGGAGACGTGGGGCAGTATCACGGCGTATCTGGTGTCGCTGACCAGTAGAAAAACCGCCACCAGTATCATGGTTTACTCCAACAAAATCGTGCCGTTCGATACCAGCGAACTTCAATCGTCAGGCTTTATTGACACGGTAGAAGGTGCCGAAGCTGCTGGTCAATTGTCAGGCCGCACCGTTCCCACGGGAACCAGTTTGGAAGGCACCGTCGAATACGCCAATCTCATCCCAGAAATTACGACGGTCTTTTCAGTGCCACAACGAAAGTTCGGGGGCACCCGGCAATACACCAAGTATGCCTGTGGGTATACGGCGGACCATGCGGCAGTCGTGCATGAGAATCCGTTTAATGCGGTCTGGCACACGTCGTCAATCTCCGGGGTAAAGAATCCTTTTGGCGATGGGCCGAAACGGGACCACTTCTTGTTAGAAGCCTACAATGCCCACAAAGACAAATTTTCACAGGCCATGAAAGCTGGCATTGAACAAATTAACGCCCGATTTGCCGCTCGCGTGTCGCAACGCGCTGGAGCGCTTCCTGGGCTATCTGCCGGCACGGGTCGGCCACGGTTGATAAAGAAGTAATGGCAGACATAGCAACGGACATTGGCGATTTGCTGGCTACTGCGGGGGCAGGCTCCGTTGTCGCACCCGTGACTATTTTTAATGGACGATTGAGCGATAAACCCGATAACGCGATAGCGGTGCGCCCGATGCCGGGTAGCGCACCTGTGCGGGGGATGGGGCCATCTCTTACTGCGCCACTTCGGGAACGGCCTGACGTGCAGATTATCGTCCGAAACTTGAGATATGTAGACCTGATGACGAAAGTCAGCGTCATTAAAGCCGCACTTGACCGTTTCGTGGGCACCATTAGCGGAAAGGCATATTACATTGAACTAGCCTACGAGCCCATGTATATGGGTGTAGACGAGAACAACCGGCACCAGTCGTCATTGGTGTTTGGCATTTACCGAGAACGATAGGGCACCATGAATACTTTGTTAACAGCATTGTTATTGGCTCTTCGAGCCAATTGTGAGGCCACCATATGCGCGATAGACACTTATCTGGCGATGATAAGTCCGAAGGAAGAGAAACCGCCGGAAAGTCCAACTCCACCACAGCTCGAGAACGAGAACGGCGAGTGCCTGCATCCGAACCTGCTCCACGCGCCGGTGATGGGGAATCCGGGGCGGTTCCTGTGTCAAAACCCGAAATGCAAAGCGGAGGTGAACAAGTAATGGGCGATACCTTGAAGAAATACCGTGTCTGCGGCAGTCAGCCAGTGTTCGTGCGCGGTGTGTCGGTGCCGCCCGGGCAACCTGTCACGATGACCGACAAAGAAGCCGAGTTCCCGTTGTCCGTGGGGGCCATCGAGCTGGCACCGGATGCAAAGGGCGCGGAACCATTTACCACGATGGCTGACCATTCAGCCAGCGACAAATAGGAGTAATCACCCATGGCCTTCGCAGGCGTTATCGTCAATGCC